GCTTTAATCGTTACGTGGTCGGTCGTTGAATGGTCTAAAGTTAGTTTACAACTATCAACCGATTTTACTATCACAACCCCTTCTCCTTTTGTTCTGAATTGTGGTTCTGAAACAATTGCGGTTTCTGACGATACAATTACTTGACCGTTTACAATTCTTTCTGAAGGGGTACTCCTAATTACTGCCATAAATTAAATTACGTATATTTGTCTTGGCATTGCTCTAAATTTCAAAGCCTTATTTAAATTCTCCGCAATCAATGCGTCTTTCTCCATTTGTTTTTCAGGTCGTAATCTTTCAAGTCTTAGTTTTAATTCTTCCTCTAACTTAGTTCTTTCATCCTTACCTTCAGTTAATAAACTAGTGTAATCCATAGTTAATTCACTATCAGGGGTTTTTAAATTACCACTATATTTTCCTCTAACTCTACCTAAAGTTTCTTTACATAAACCTATAAACCATCTTCTAACCCATTGTTGAGCGGGGTTATTTAAGTCATCCCAAGAGATTTCATCCAATGGAACATCTGAAGGTAGTTTAACGATATCGGGATTTGCATCTAAACAAGCATCTCTGTCAGCTCCATCAGTATCATAATACCAATACCAAACTTTACCGTTATGATAGTTAGCACTACCAAAGTCCCATTTACCACCAGGGGTATTCATTAAGTGAATCATTTTTTTACCATCAGGTAACGCAGTAATTCTATAAGTTAAATCACCACCAATAATACGTCTTTGTATGTTTGTTTCTTGCATTCTTAACAACATATCAAAAGCTGGCATCATTGTATATGACCCCGAATATCCTAATTGTGCAAATCCACCAACACCACCAAGTCCAGGTCCCCCCATAGCTCCAAATGCGAACGGGTCAAACATAACGTTGTTCATAGTTGCGGGAGTAAACCACAATAGTTCATTAACTTCTCTACCTTTAGGAATTTCGTAAAGTTGTTGGTTTTTTTGTGTTACGATAAAATCTTTCTTTAAAACCCAATCACCACCAGCTTGTAGTCCTACAATTTTAGAATACGCGTAAGTGTATCTTGTCTCATAATCTAAACTTCTAGTTATGAACGCTTTGGTCAATGATTGTTCATCTAAATTTAAATTTTGAAGTGCCGACCATTGAGATTCGATTAACCAATCTTGAATGTATTGTGAGTAATCCCCAATAGATAGGGCTAACAAGGAGTCTAACATCTCATCTTCTAATTCCACACTTCTAAGTGGGGCTCCTAATAAGTGTTTAACTCTTGTATATAATTTTGACCTGTTTGGTTCTGCAATTATCCCACCATTTCGGGTTGCTCCAGTTAATATTGCCATAATGTTTCTTTAGTTATAAATATTAATACATAAATCATTGGGTTTTGTGTTATTCCCATATTATGTTCTCAGATAAATATTTGTTACAGTCGATTAAGTCCAATTCTCCCTTCGCAAATATAGTGGCTACCATATTTTCTTTAGGAATATAATAACTTCCTTGTTGTATTCTAATTTTTGGTGTTTTATAAATCCTAACTTGTTTGGACTTAACGTTAACGAATATTAACAATGATACTTTATTGTATGATTGGGTACTTGAAGAACCTTGGACTACAAAATAACCATCTTTTTCAAAGATATTCTTAAATGGTTTAATTTGGGAAGTGTGTTCTTGACCGTCCATAATAACGGTGGCATCAATTCCTGATAACATATCTTTAGTGTAACCACCACCTGAAACTACTTTACAAGCACCTTCTCCGTAGTTTTGATTGATAATCTTCATTGTTGCCTCTTCATTTCTTTTACCAAGACAATCCGTTTTCTTTAATACCCCACCAATCTGTCTTAAAGTATTTGACTGTTCACCTCTTTTAAAAATGTTAGACCTTAACCCGTGTAAGATTGAGAAGAATTTTCTTAACTCTAATAAATTAGTGTTAGGATTATCACCGTAAGTGATTACATTTTGATTATTCTTTTTCAAATATTCATTAACATCTTTGTGTATAATACAAAATGCGGTATATGATGAGGTTAGATTCATTAATAATGACCTAACATTTTCTTTACTATAAAGACCCGCTTCGTGACCTTTAAATAAAGAATCTTTGTTTTTCCAATTTTCAGGATATGCCTTTTGAAGTACATCCATCCATCCCATAATATATTCTTTTTTAAATTTACCGTATTGGTCCGACTTTTCTAATAAATCAGTTGGGGGAAATAAAAGGGTTTTAAACATTTGTTCTTCGGTGGTTGAACAACTTTGAGATTTGGTTTCTTCCTCAGTTAAAATCTCAGCGTTTGATGAGTTCATTAATTGAGACATAACGACTTCTTCATCAATTCTTGTTCCAATCTTCATTTTATACAATTTATCTACAAAATCCCAATTAACCGCATCCCAAAAATTTTTGATATACTCATCTCGTTTATTTCGGTATTTTAAATAATAGGCGTGTTCCCATAAATCTAACCCAAGAATTGGATATCCACCATCCTTAATGTCGTTCATTAAAGGGTTATCTTGATTTGGGGTTGACATAATCTTTAGAGAGTTGTTTTTAGTTACTACCAACCAAACCCATCCAGACCCAAATCGTTCTTTAGCAACCTCGTCAAATTTTTTCTTAAAACCTCCAATAGTTCCAAATTGGGTTTCAATCTTCTTTAAAATCAACCCTTTTGGTTTTTGTGGATTGGGGGATAACATTTTCCAAAATAATGCGTGGTTATAAGCCCCTCCCGCGTTGTTTCTTACTTCTTTATTAAAACGGCTAATAGTTTTTACTACTTGTTCTAAATCTAAATCACCAAATTTTTTCTTATCTAATGCTAAATTTAATTTTTCAACGTATCCTTTATAGTGTTTGTTATAATGGACATCCATTGTTTCAGGGTCGATAAATCTTTTAAGGGATGTGTAAGAGTAAGGTAATTTTTCAATTCCAATTCTTTTCATTTCAGATAAAAAGAACTTATGGTTTTTTTTAGTTTCAATTATTTCAACCTCCTCTTTTAAGGCTTCAATCTTGTTTACGATATTTTTCATATGCTAAGGCATTTATTTATCTAATAAATAATCGGAAGTTCCGATTTATCTACTATTGTTTATAGAATTCAAAACTTCTTCTACAAAATCTGCCTTATCAAGGTTATCTCCCATTACGGTTTCGAATATACTTTTCTTCTTAGATAAAATATCATAAATCACACCTTCGATGCTATTTTCAAATATTGGATAGTAAACTGATACGTTGGAATTTTGCCCATATCTGTACGCTCTATCTTCAGCCTGACTATGGTCAGACGGAACAAACGATAAATCATTCATTACTACGGCCTCGGCTGCGGTAAGAGTAATTCCCACACCAGCAGCTTTAATGTTCCCTACGAACACAGTTACTTTATCATTTTCTTGGAATTGGTCAACGGCATTTTGTCTATGAGCCTTTGAACAACTTCCATCGAGAAAAACACATTGTTTTCCAAAATGTTCTACTATTTTTTGAAGTGATTGGGTAAAGTTGGTAAATACAATCACTTTTTTTCCTTGTTCTATAATATTTTCACACAGTTCAATAGTGCTTGATACTTTTTCGTCGGCAATAATCTGTCTAACTTTTGTTAGTTTTGAAAATTGTAATGTTAATGATGAAGATTCTTCTGAATTGGCTCTAAACCAATCAAAATACTCCCCCATTAATTCTTCATATAATCTTGATTTCAATCTCAAGTATACGGGTGTTATAATTTTGTCAGGTAAATCTAATACGTCTTGTTTTAATCTCCTTAACACTTGTCTTGATGTTCTTTCTCTTAGTTCTTCTAAATTAGATGCCCCTTTTACGTTCCAAACTTTTCTTGGACCCGCTTTAAATTGATATCCCTCACAATATCGAATAGCGTAAGCCATCCAATTTTGAGCCACGGGAGATTCAATTAGATTAAGTAAGTTGAAATAATTTATAGGTCTTGAAGTCATTGGGGTCCCTGTTAATAACCATAACCTATCGGCTCTTTTTGAAAAACTATTAACTAGTTTAGTTCTTTGGGCTTGAGCGTTTTGTAGATAATGAGCTTCATCGATAATAATTATATCGAAATTAGTTTGATATATTGGACTATTTTCTTTGTCTTTAATATCGTAGAAATTTTTAATAATGTCATAATTAATAATTACAAAGTCGTGTTCTGTTGAGAAATTTTTACCCTCACAGATATAAACACTTCTATCTGTATAGTTTTGAATTTCCCTCATCCAATTGATTTTAAGAGATGCGGGTGAGATTATTAAGATTTTTTTAGCTCCCGTTTCTAATGCTGCGATAATTGTCGCGGTAGTCTTACCCAATCCCATATCGTCGGCAAGAATAAATCGTTTACAACCTACTAATTTTTCGATAGCCTCTTTTTGATGACTAAGGGGTGGTCTATGGTCGTATTTAGAATAGTCAATATCGACCTTCTCAACACTATGAGTTTTAATTATCGCGCCCTTAGGTAACCAAAATTCGTGTAATTCCTCGTTCTCAAAAATTTTACCCCAAATATGATAAGCCTTTTCTTTCTCAACTAAAAGTTTTTCAATCCATACTTGTTCGGGTACTTTTGTGTATAGTTTTTCGTCCGCGATTTTTTGAGCGAAGTAAGGGTCTAAGTCAACCCATTTTTTAGCGACTTTAGGTACTACGTCATTATAATTAATGATATAATCCGATTGAGCTCTTGTTGGGTAGAACTTTTTATTTAACTCTTGTTGCCTTTTTAACCTCATCAAATAGTTATTGGCACCTGAATAAGTCTCTAATATACCGAGAGCTTTCTGTTCAATTAACAGATTATTATCTGAAGCATTAATTTCCAAATTACAGTTATTTATGTAATGATAATAAACTTTTAGATATTTATCAATATGAGTCAAAATAAAGTACCAATTACAAGATTAGGAAAGTTTTTCGGAGCGGAAGATTATTCGTTAGATTTAGGTATGGGTAGAGAATGGTTAGAAGGGGATATGAACTTTACTTTAGTATTGTATCGTGTTGATAGGTATAAAACTAAAACAGACGATGTATACGGTGAGACCGTATCTGACGGAATTAAATTTCAAGTTCCTGTTGAATTTAATGCGTTTCTTCAGATAACTCAACCCGAAAACAAATATATGGGTAGTAGTAAAGTGGACCAAATGGAACCAGGGAACGCTCGTATATCAGTTTATCAGGCTCACTTGGATGAATTAGGTATCGATATTTCATATGGTGATTATATTGGTTACTACGAAACCGAAACAAGAGTAAGATACTATGTTGTTGCAAATGATGGAAGAGTTGTTTCAGATAATAAACACACGTATGGAGGATACAAACCGTTTTACAGAACAATTGTTGCAACCCCTGTGAGTGATAACGAATTTAGAGGTATATAATGAAACTAATAATAACTGAAAGACAAGCAAGATTAATTAGAGAAACTGTCACAAATAAAGAAGTAATTTGTGACAAGTGTAGTTGGACTTGGGATTTATCTGAGGGGGGTAACGACCCATATGTCTGTCATAAATGTGGTCACGACAATTCAGAAGAAGATTTTAAAGGTAAAAAAGTTATGGTGTATTATAACTTACATAAACACACTTTTTCGGTTACCTATAATTCTATTGTTATTATGCACGCGGATTATGTTAAATTAACCGACGTTGAATTTAGAGTTAGACAAGGGGGTAAGGAAAAGGTTAGAGGTGAAAAAAGAAAAAATGTTCACGCGTTTGTAATTGGAACATTGTCCGACTATTGTAAATATCCTTGTGAAAATATGCCCGAGGAAAGTAATGACAACGTTGTTACTTATGACCCATACAAGTACGATAGTTTTGTTTACAAATCGAGTGGAGAGCCTGTATATAAAGCCAAGGAGGTTGATATGATTAACCAAAAAAATAAATTGTTCGTTATTAACGAAATTGTAAAATACTAAAATGGGGTTTCCAAAACAAATAAAGAAAAATATCGAGTTAACACCGTATAGGACTTTATATCCTAGACGAGTTGAGTTATTAGATAAGATTAACGAACACGGTACTTATTTACCTAAATCGGTATTACACGCAGATTTGGATAGAGGGTTTTTAGATTTTGTTAAAGAGGAATTAAAGGTAACTGTTGATGGTAAAGTAATACCAACAGTTGATATTATAGTTACTACTCAGAATTGGGCTCAATTTACTCAGACTTGGAAATTCCAAGATTTGGATAAAAACGCTGCCCCACCATTTATTACCGTGGTTAGAGCCCCTGAAATTAAATATGGGTCACTACCGTCATTACAATACACCATACCGAATAGAAAACAGTTCTATTACGCCTCAGTACCTAGCTTTGATGGGGATAGAATTAACGTTGATGTGTATAAAATACCACAACCCGTACCTGTTGACATAAAATATTCGGTTAAAATAATCTGTAATCGAATGAGAGAATTAAATTCGGTTAATAAAACAATATTACAAAAATTCTCATCAAGACAGGCATACCAAAATATTAAAGGTCATTATATTCCAATCATTTGGGATAACGTATCTGATGAGTCTGTTATGGATGTTGAAAAAAGAAAATATTATATCCAAACATACGATTTCACAATGATGGGATTTTTATTAGACGAGGACGAATTTGAAGTTAAACCAGGAGTTGAGAGAGTTTTTCAAATGTTTGAAACTGTTGGTGGAGGTGGTGGTTCTAAAAGAAGAAAAAAATTAGATAACCCATCAAATTATTCAGTTGACATTGAGTTTCTTGATGAGAACACGTTTGTGTTAAAAAGATTCTACGAAAGGGCGGATTTAAATTGGGTGTCTTCAGATAATGTGTCGAGGTATGATATATACATTAATGGGGAGTTCTATGGGTCAAATTTAACTCAACTTAGAGTTAATGGAGGGGACGAAGTTAAGTTTGAAATAGGTAAAACGTATAGTAATCAAACATCTAATTTGAAGTTTGAAGCCACTTTAGTTTAATTTTCTCCGTAGATATCCTTTTTTTCTTTACAAGTTTCAAAAATGAAATTCTCAATAAACTTGTAAATTTTAATACCCCTTTTATCACAGTATTTCTTCAATAACGCGTGTGATTCGACCGATATCTTAAGGTTTTTGATTTTTTTAATTTCTTTATCCATATCTATAAGTAGAAAAAAGGTAGAAAAAAGTCTGCCAGAATAAAAATATGTTTTGAAAAGTAAAGTTTTTTGGTATAAAAACAAATATTTATGATAAAATAAATCTGCATAGAAATTAAAAAATAATGGCAACAAACAGTAAAGTATTCGTGTCACCTGGAGTGTACACATCGGAAAGAGACTTAAGCTTTGTTACTCAGAGTGTTGGGGTTACTACTTTAGGTATGGTTGGTGAGGCTTTAAAAGGTCCTGCCTTTGAACCAATCTTCATTAGTAATTATGATGAGTTCCAAACTTATTTCGGGGGGACAAGCCCTGAAAAATTTATAAACACGCAAATTCCTAAGTACGAATCAGCGTACATCGCAAAATCATACCTACAACAATCTAATCAAATGTTTATGACAAGAGTATTAGGTTTATCAGGATATGATGCGGGTCCTTCTTGGTCAATTCAAACAATTGCCAATGTTGACCCTACAACGGTGGCGTTCCAAGAGACTTGTACATCAGTACCTAATTTTGTCGACAATACTTGCGACATTATTTGTACCGTTGATTCAATATCTTTCGATATCCCTTTTACAGGATGCGCAAATCAAGATGGTAGTATTTCGTATAATACATCATTCCCTGATGAGATACAAAATATCATCAATAACCAATACACTAAATTTAATGGGGGAGTTTCAACATTAAAATCAGATATTAATCAACAATTACTATCGATTTTTGCTCAACCAAGTTTAAGTGCTACATCAATAAACTATTGGGGTACAATCCCTACATACGATTATGATATTTTAAACACTGCGTTTACTTCATCTAATAACGTATTGGCGGTACCTTCAGTTTCTCAAGATGAGACAGACTATACGTCATCATATAATGATTCTTGGTATTATTCACTATTTGAAAATTTCAGTGGTAATAGTTATTCAGGATATTCCTTCTGGACTGTTGTTAAAGACTTAGTTATGTTACCTAAAACAGGAACAACAACTACTACAAGTACTACTAACCCAGTTACTACTACAAGTACAACGTTGAATCCTTGTGAAACTACCACAACAACATCACCTATTAGTACAACTACTACAACTCAACCTGATTGTTATTCAGGAACGTTACACGGTAAGTTATATTTCTATAATGGTACTTCTTACAGTAATTATAATAACTTAATTGTTGCAACTTTACGTTCAAGAGGTATTTCAACTTATGACGCAACTCACGACGGACCTAATTATGAGGTTGAGGCGTTAAGTGCGGTAACTTTAGATTTTTCAGGAAGTTATTCTTCTGTAGGTAAAAACCCATACGCACCATTTGCGGTTAACATCACAAATGATGAAGGTAAAACGTTTGTATTCAAAACCTCTTTACAAGAGTCAGACGCTACGTACTTACCAAAAGTATTTGGAGGAAGTAATTTTGCGAAACCAAGAACTGAAGTTCCGTTATTCGTCGAAGAAGTATTCTCAAGTATGTTAAATTGGGCGTTTAAGAAAGGATATGTTAGAGGTTTAAGAGCTGAATTAATCTCTTTACCTAAGTCAAGAAGTAATGATTCCTCAAGTATCGGATACTACAATGAAAAATATCAAACACCTGAAACACCTTGGTTAGTTTCTGAATTAAGAGGAACTAAAGTTTATAGATTGTTTAAATTTATCTCAATTGCTGACGGTAATTCTGCTAACGACCAATTAAAAATTTCGTTAATGAATATGTCTTTCAATAATCAAACATTTGACGTTGTTATTCGTGATTATTACGATACTGATGACGCACCTGTAGTATTAGAGAAATTTACAAACTGTTCTATGGACCCTAATTTAAATAATTTTGTGGGTAAAAAAGTTGGTTCTGCTGACGGAGAATACTCATTGAATTCTAAATTTGTAATGGTTGAAATCAATGAAGACGCACCTAAAGACTCATTACCTTGTGGTTTTGAGGGGTACACTTTTAGAAATTATGACGGAGTTAAATCACCATTCCCAATTTTTAAAACAAAATACGATTTTCCAGGTGAAGTTATTTTTAACCCACCATTTGGTTATTCTAATGGACAAGATAATCCTGCGGTTAGTTCGGGAGATAATGTTAGAAGAACTTATTTAGGTTTATCAAACTCACCAGGAGCGGGATATGACTTAGATTTCTTCCAATACGGTGGTAAACAAAATTTAGGTACCATTTGTGACCCTATACTTCAAGATTGGTCATACCTTACTAAAGGTTTCCATATGGACTCAGGAGCAACAGTTGTTAAAATTGCGGAAACATTCGCAACTTCAGGTAGAACGGCATTTGCGGTTGGGGATGGTGCTTTTAGAAGTGACCCAGATAACGCAAATAACCCGTATTACAGATTATTTGCAAGAAAATTCACATTATTTGTTAATGGAGGTTTTGACGGATGGGACGTTTATAGAGAATATAGAACAAACAGTGATAGATTCCAAGTAGGTTCTTCAGGTTATCTTGGAGGAGCTTGTTATTCTGATAGATACCCAACCGCAACGGGTTCAGGTATGTTTAAACGTATAACAGTTGGAGATAATTCTCAAGATTGGGCAAATACTGACTACTACGCTTACTTATTAGGACAAAGAACTTATGTTAACCCTGAAGCAGTAAACATTAACGTATTCGTTACCCCTGGTATTGATTATGTTAATAATAGTAACTTAGTTGAAGATGCTATTGAAATGATTGAGTACGATAGAGCGGATTCATTGTACATCTGTACAACTCCTGACTTTAATATGTTCGTACCTTCAACTACCGATTCAATGGATATGATTTATCCTCAAGAGGCGGTTGATAACTTAGAACAAATCGGTGTTGATTCAAACTACACGGCAACTTACTACCCTTGGGTATTAACTCGTGATACTGTTAACAACACACAAATCTATATTCCAGCAACTGCTGAGGTAACAAGAAACTTGGCGTTAACAGATAATATCGCGTTCCCTTGGTTCGCATCAGCGGGTTACACAAGAGGTTTGGTAAACGCAATTAAAGCAAGACGTAAGTTAACTCAAGAAGATAGAGACGTTCTATACAGTGGTAGACTTAACCCAATCGCAACCTTCTCAGATGTTGGTACGGTTATTTGGGGTAATAAAACATTACAAGTTAGAGAATCTGCTCTTGACAGAATTAACGTAAGAAGATTATTATTACAAGCTCGTAAGTTGATTTCAGCGGTGGCGGTAAGATTATTGTTTGAACAAAACGATATGAAAGTTAGACAAGATTTCTTGGACGCGGTTAATCCTATCTTAGATGCGATTAGAAGAGACAGAGGTTTATACGATTTCCGTGTAACTGTTTCATCATCACCTGAAGATTTAGATAAAAACCAATTGGTTGGTAAGATTTATATCAAACCTACTAAAGCGTTAGAGTTTATTGATATCGAGTTCTTGATTACACCAACAGGAGCATCATTTG